ATAAAATTTTCAACAATTTCAATCATTTTAATAATTTCTTCAGAATTTACAATGCGTTTTCCTATCTTTTCTTCTGCGTTATCAACTGCCATGCGTAATATGGTTAACTCACAGTCTTGAAAAGTTAAACCCTTACATACATTCTTATCAGTCTTCATAGTTATTATATTTGTCTTATAATAACTTGATAAATAAAATATTTCTTAATTTAAATATATATAAAAACTATTACAATTATTATTTATATAAATGAATAACGAATTACAAATTGAATTAATAACAGAAAAATGTCTAAAATCGCGTATTATGCGTGAATATAAAGAATTGTCCAAAACTTATTCAATTGATAATATAACGGTCTTATATAACAACGAACAAAAACAAATTAAAATTACAATAAATAATAATATACACGATATTATGGAAACACATACATTTGTCATTGACAAAAAATATCCATTTGATCCACCAATTTATCATTATAATGATCGTCGTTATTCATATTACTTGAATTTACCATCTCTAAAATTTAAAAATATATTAAAAACAATTTACAATAATGATTGTTTGTGTTGCAGTTCGTTAAGTTGTAAATACAACTGGTCACCTGCAATAAGATTAAATATGTTTATTAATGAACTGAATAAAATAAGACAATATAAACGAAATATCGTATACAAATTACTATGTAGTCAAATAAAATACACCTATCTTAATGACGATATACCAATTGAATGCTTTTTGTTTTAGTTGTAATTAACATTCCACCCACTTTCATTTGCAATTTCAATTTTGGTTGCATTTTCAGGTAATTTGACATTAACACTCTCTTCTTTACTATCATTTGCTTTTTGGTATAAAATTTTATAATCATCACAACTTTTATAGAATAACATAAAATATTGAATAAGTTCGTCGTCGGTTGTTTCTTTTACGCCGTGACATCTCATTTCAGAAAATCCATTCATATCTAATATTTTACATAACATATCACTATGTTCATTATTATCTAATAGCAAAAAATCGTTACTTTTATCTTGATACAATTCTTTTAATTCAGTTAATTTATTATAAAAACTCTCTAATCCTACTATACAATATTGAGTTTTATAATTCAGATTAACAATTTTATTACAATATTTATGTGTATAATTTTTTCGTTTCCAAATTTGAACGTAATTGTGTCTATAATTTACATCTTCGTATGCATCTTTTTCTTTCATTATATTATCAATATCATATTTTTCATAAGTTTGTTTGTTTAATCCCCATATAATTCTATTAATTTCTGAATTTCGTATTAGCGAAAAATTGTTATTACCATTATTCATATATTGAATATAACCGCATTTATGTATTTTTACTATTTTTGTTTTTGCAGCAGATCTAATTAATACTTCGTAATCATCTAAAATTGGTAAAAATTCACAGAAATTACCCATCTCCATGAGTGTTTTTCTTCTCCATATTCTTGGATGATTAGGAACACCTACAATATGATTCAATGTAATATTATTAATATTAGGTGTTGAACATACATATACCCAGTTGTTTCTGATTTTTTGCCTATAATAACATGAATATCCTAATCCAAAAAAATCTCCATAATTAAAATTTGACCCATCTTCATAAATATTAATAAAGTCCATATAAACAAAACCAACTTCAGGATCATTTTCAAAAACGTTTGTTGCGTCTAATAAAGTATCTGGGAAAATCTCGTCATCGTGATCCATTTCCAAGACATATTTACCACGACATAGAGAAATTGCTTCATTTTTTACATTTCCTATATTACCGTTATTTTCACTTCGTTTATACAAACGAACTCTTTTATCATGCTTTAAATTATCTTTTAGAAATACAAAATGTTCGTCGTCTGGCGAGTCATCTAATATTACCCATTCCCAATCTCTCATATTTTGAACTTTAATGCTATCATATGCTCTCATTATTTTATAATATGAATTATAACATGTAGTAAACAGTGAGAAAACTGGACGATTACTATCAAAATCTGCTATTACAAGAGAATGTAGATAACAATAATTAACTCCATTATTGAATTGTTCAATAGTTTCATCATTTAATTTATCAAAATGAATCCATCTTTTTCTCATTCTATCTAAAATCATACTATTTACATCGCCGCAATAAATGGATTCATTTTCACCAAATGTTACCAATAAATGATAATTTGGATCAAACATTTTATTTAATTCTTCTTTATTTTTTATAATAAAAATGCTACAATTAAATTTGTCTTTATTAGCTTCTATAAATTCATCAATATACGAATATTCGTCGTATCTGAAAAACAAAATATATGGATATTTCATTATAATTTAATAAACGTTATTTTTTTAAATTATAATTAATAAAAATTAGATTTATTTAATATTTAAAATTATAGTAATCTGTTGATATTTGTCTTGTTTCATAAGAATATGCTGGATTTTGCGGAGTTGGAGTAGGAATTGTAACTTGCTTATATCGTAAATTTTCTGGTTTCAATGCAAATGCATAACCAGATTCATTAAAAAAGATTGCGTTTTCTTTTAAAAAATTATCCACAAACTGATAACGCATTGCTACCATTTGACAACCTGCTGCTCTGCACAACATTCCACTAGGATTGCTTGGATTTACGCCTGTGTCAGGAAAGACAATTGTCATAGATCTTTGATTAAACTGTTCTAATTCATTAATATCGGGTGTATTTTTAACATTAAAATATGGCAAACCTCTCATAAAAACCGAATTACTTGTCATATTTACGTATTCCATAAATTCTTTATTTTCCAAATAAGAATTGTTTGACTTGTCAACGATTAAAATGATTTTATTCATAAAAGAAGTTAATGGTTGTGCCCCAATATTTTTGCCATAATTTTCATAACTATATTGTTTTCCTAACATAAGTTTATCATAAGATTTAAATATACTTGCTAAATTATTATAAATGGTTTGTTCATTACTTTTAATTCTCAAATGAATAATTAAGGGATCTGTTGGATTAGGGACTGTTCCACTAGAAAAAGCATAATTACTAATAACTGTCATTACCTCGCTGAATTTAACACTATTAAATGTTTCTTTTACATAATAATTATTTGAATTTGAACTACTACTCGATACAACCGGAATATTATTCACATTGTAAATTTCAAAATCTAAACAACGTACGCCTTCTTTAAGAATACCTTTTAAAACACATACATCTACGTAATCGTTTTGATAATTACCACCACTGCAAGCATTATAAGCAGTTTTAACATAATAATCATACAAATTACCACTGCAATCGCTAATTTTTGAAGATATAGGTCTAATTTTTCCATTTATTGATGGATATAATGTATTTATATAACTACATTCTTTTGATTCAAGACTACTCAAATAAATCATGTAGGAAATATAAGAAATTGTAATTATTATTATAAGTGCTAAAATTAAATAACAGACAAAATCTTCGTCCATATTATTTATCATATTTATCATACTTAATATATTATATTATTTAAAAAATTAAATAAATATATATATTAATTAGTATTAATAGATTATGGCAGGTGGATTATTAAATTTAGTATCAAGTGGACAACAAAATGTAATATTAAATGGTAATCCTTCAAAAACTTTTTGGAAGGCTGCTTATTTAAAATATACCAATTTTGGAATGCAAAAATTCAGAATAGATTTTGAAGGTAGTACAACGCTGCGTTTGGCAGAATCGTCAACTTTTCAATTTAAAGTTCCTAGATACGCAGATTTGTTGATGGATACGTATATTGTTATAGATTTACCATCTATATGGAGCCCAATATTGCCTCCTCAAGAGTATACTAATCCTGATGGAAGTAAATCATATACTGGATGGGCGCCTTATGAATTTAAATGGATTGACTATATTGGTGCAATGATGATTGAAAAAATAACTATTAATTGTGGTAATCAAAAGTTACAAGAATATTCTGGATCTTACCTTTTGAATATGGCCCGAAGAGATTTCATTGGTCAAAAATTAAACTTATTTTATCAAATGATCGGTCATGTTCCAGAATTAGTAGATCCTGGAAATGCAAATAGTCGTGTAAACTCTTATCCTAGTGCTTACTATACCGAAAATATTGCTGGTGCAGAACCTTCTATTAGAGGAAGACAACTATTTGTACCTTTAAACTCATGGTTCACTTTAAAAAATCAGATGGCTTTCCCTCTAGTTGCGTTACAGTATAATGAACTACAAATATATGTAACGTTTAGACCTATATGTGAATTATTTAAAATAAGAGACGTTCTTGACCCAATAAATAATTTTCCGTATATTGCACCTAACTTTAATCAATATCAAAATCAAATGTACAGATTTTTACAAACACCTCCAGATATTGAACTTGGAATTAATTCATATTTAGATCAAAGAAGCATATGGTTTCCAAACGTTCATTTGATCTCAACATATTGTTTTTTGTCAAACGATGAGTCTCGTATATTTGCCAAAAATGAGCAAAAATATTTATTTAAACAAGTGAATGAAAAAGTATTTTATAATGTAACCGGACCAAATAAAGTAGACTTGGATTCTTTGGGCTTAATTTCAAGCTGGATGTTTTATTTTCAAAGAAGTGATGTTAATTTACGTAATGAATGGACAAATTATACTAATTGGCCATATGATTATCTGCCTTCAAATGTGAGTCCCGCTCCAACATACGGTAATTATACTTTAAATAATGGTGAAACTATTGGTCCAGGGGTCAATCCTAATGGTCTTTTAACAGGCTTTATGACTTCAGGGAGTTTCAATATTCAAAATGTTAAGGAAATTTTAATCGGTATGGGCATTTTATTAGATGGACAATACAGAGAAAATGTATTAGATGTTGGAATATTTAATTATATAGAAAAATTTACTAGAACCGGTGG